CGTGCGGCCCTGGTAGACCTTTGCCTTCTCTTCGTTCGAGAGTGAGCTAGAGGAGCCGGTCGATTTTTTCAGCCAGGTCTGCTGCTTAGAGGTGATGTCAATCATTCCAGTTTTAGGGGTAGGGGCGTTTTGACAGAACAGATCGACTTCAGCCAGTCGACGGCGTGTGAGGCCTGCTAGAGGGCCATTAGCGCCTTTATTCCAGCGGGGGAGCTCTTCTTTTGCGACGGTGTTCGGATCCTGGCCAGCATTGAGCCGCTTTCGCAGCGTCGATTCATTGAGGGCGCCTGTGCCGACGTTGAATGCGAAGGACACCAAGGCATCGAACTGGTTCTGAGATAGCTCAACATCAATCGCCAGGTATACGGCCTTCTCAAACCGCTCCAGGTCCTTCTTGAGCAGCAGCTCGGCCTTCTGGGTCGTGGTACGCATCCCGAGCTCAACGTCCGGCCCTGTGTGGCCATAACCGATAGTCGGGACGTTGCTACTGCAAAGGTACGAATCCAAGCGCAATCCTTCGAAATTTTTAATTAAGTTAACACCCGCTTGAGATGTCTTCACTGCTAAATAAGCATCTCAATCTATCTTAATAGCGTCTACGGAGCCGGAGGAGGCCCAGGTTTTGAAGGCGGTTTACGTGCCTGTGGTGTATTGATACGCGGAGGCTGAGGCTTGCCTGAATCTTCTTTTCTGGTAATTCCATAAACCGCCAAAACACTCGTAACAAGCGAAGATATAAAGGCAGAATCAACTTTTGCATGCCCCATATAACTAGCAGTTAACATACCCAGCGCCCACGTCAAAACCCCTGCTGGAACAAGGGTTCCCAATAATTCTCTTAATGGCGTCCTGTGTTTTTTCACATTTACTTGCACTTTTAATATCATACTGCGCTGTAGAATTCAAGTACTGCGAATCGAATAACATGTGGCGTTTATTAGTCCTACTGCTCTTAACACCTGGCGCCGCTTTTGCGCAATCCGTGACGCCAAATTTTACTCAGGGGTCGATGACTTCAACGACAACGACGACTCAAACAATCAACGAAACGTTAAACATAAAGGTATATGGAGGCGCTTACTCGAGCGTCAATGCGAACAATCTGACTCCCAGCGGCTCTGTAGGCGCTTCAGGCACAACATATACAGTGACGGACACCACCAAGCCATACAGCCTAGAGGTGGTAACAAAAGCTGCAGGCGTAGTGGAAGAAACAGACATCACAAGGACGATTACAACAAACTCAGTTACAAACAGCTTGTCCGTGTTCTCGCAATAGTCTTCTGTCTTTGCCTACCCGCCAAAGCAGAGGGTGGAAGTACAACTGCTATTGCCAATCCAGTGGCTACATCTAGTGGTTCAGTTAGCAACCAAGCAGTACAAATTAACCAAGGTGGATATAGCCAACAAGGTTTCGGAAACGGCCATGCTTGTAACTCAAGCACGCTGGTATTTACTCCGTTCTACATGTCTAACGATGTCAATAATCACGACCCAGCTGCGTCTTATATTCGTAATCAGAACTTTGGAGCCCAAATAAGCTTTAGCGTGCCGTTGGATACCCAAATGGTGCGGCTTTGCAAAGAATTGGCGAAAAGAAAAATAGAAAAGGAGCGCTTGGATTACGAGCTGGTAAGAATATTAAAATGTGTAGAAATTAAAAAGGCAGGGTATACGATCCATCCCTCTTCACCTTATGCAGGCGTCTGTGCCGACGTAATTCCAATCGCTGCCGTCCAAAAGTAAGGGGCTTTTTATTCCGTATCTTATCAATCTTCTTTAGTAAATTACTAATAACAGGCTTAAACATTGAAACAAGCCTCTTAAATAAGGACGTAACAGTCAGAGTTGCTGTCACGCTAATCACAGAAGTTATCGCAGCAGCACTAACAATCTCAGCCCTAGGTACAGGAATTTGTATATCTGTTCCGGGTAAAGTAATTGTAGTGGATTCAGCTAATTGTGGAAGATCCGGTAAGACGGGCTTTTTATCAGGTGTTTGGTATAACGGCTCTGGGACTTTTGGCGCTGGTACCACTATGGGTGGCTTTACGGTTTCAGCAGGCTTCTTACCTTCCGCGTTATCCTCAGCTCCCAGCAGACGCACACGAATGCCGTCGTTAGACACACCTTCCGCAAACGGAAAAGTTAAAGGCGTATACGACGGAAGCTCAGCCTTAGGCAGCTCTAATACCGGAGCAGGTAGCTGCAGCGGTCCAGGGAGAAGAGGAGGAGTTAAAAGTGGTCTTTCTGGAAGCCTTAATGGTTCCATTTAGGACTACTTACTCAGGTTTCTCGGGCCAAACAGGATTTGCTGGATCAACCGTGTTAGCTGGCAGGTCACGTAATTCTTGGCGATAGGCCGCCATCTCGTCGCTCAAAGTCACGTCAGATAAAGCCAAATAATCCGTTTCTGCTAAAAGTTGATTGCGGCGTTCGCGTAATTTCGCCAGATCGTGAATAGGCTTAACGTCACGGGCATACGCTTCACGTTCAGCAATCTCCTCGGGAGTCAAGGCGATCACTTTACGCTCGCCTGTTTGCATGTTGATCTCAATGCGTTCCATCATCAATCCTCTAAAAGAATGTTAACTGAGCCTGCATCGAAGGTATCAGTGCCGTTCGTCGTGGTGAGACGAATGCCATCTAAAGCACCGGCCAATGTTATATCACCAGCTGTCGTTGCCGATGCAGTTGTGCTCTGTTTGATAAAGCCGGAACAGACCCAAAGGTTTGAACCCATGGTAGCTATTTGAAGTATACCAGAACGTACTTGACTGTTGGCAATGCAGCGGAAATTAAAGCCATCTGTAGCAGAGGTATGGGTAACCTGAGTCAAGCTTGCATTAAAACAGGTACTTAGATAACCAGTTGTGACCGCAACCCCGCCAACCATTAGTTGAACAATTAAATCAGATGTGCCACTCGTACTTACTCCCTCCCATAACAACGAAATACGACGCACATTTGCCCCGATGCTCGTGAAATCAATTGCAGTGCCAGAAGTTGTTGCCTGGGTTACACCGAGCGTATGACTGCTTGCATCTGCCCAGGTGGGAGCAGCGCCAGAACCTCCGCTAGTCAGAACTTGGCCGCTAGTACCGTAAGTAGCACCACCGATACCAATTTCACCAGTGGGGCCAAACCTGAAACGCTCAGTACCGTTAGTACTGACTGAAACTTCGTCGTTTGCAGGACTGAATAAGCCACTGTTCGGATCGAAAGTCAGGCTGGGAGTGCCAGCGGTCCCGGACGCTAAGTCAACTGATAAATCTGAAGCGAGCTTGGCAGTGGTTACAGTCCCATCGGAAGGAGTGCCGGTATTTAAAGGATCTCCTAGTAAAACGCCAAAGAAATCCAGTCCAGACGCGGGATTCGTTGTAAAAGTAATCGTATTTGTCGCTACTGTGTAGTCAACTCCAGGGTTCTGGATGACGCCACCCAGAGAAATCATTAATTGCTGTGCAGTTGCTGCGCTTACCGCTTCGTTACTTACAGTCAGATTAAAGGTAGCTGTAGCACCATTAAAGCTCCCTGATATATCATCTAACTTCCTGTATTGCCCAGCTTTCGGTTGAACGCCAATGTACGCCACAGTCTGTTAATCTCCTAATCTCAGTATTCTAATCTGAATCAACTAGCGGACTCAGGCCAGGGAGTGATAAAGGCCGCAGTGTTATCAACCAATGAACCGGTTGCTTGGTCGTAGACCTTGGGCGAAGCCTTCATCAAGCGCTCTAACTCGACGACACTGGTGCAGCTAGCAATTTCGGCCTCGCGGGAACCACAGGCAGCCCGCACAGCAGCGCGGTAATCAAGGACAGCTGTAGGGACCTCTTCTGTTGTCTCCATCTGACGAACGATGTACCAGTCAGTAGGAGCCAAGAGAATGCCTGCAGTTTGTTTTTGTTCAGTAATGAGCTGTGTCTTTAAGCCTGTATTGATGACTTGCTCACCATCAGAATCAACAATAGGATCGCCATTTTCGTCAACAGCAGGTTCATCCTCAAGTTGTTTGGGATTACCTTCGCTCCAGTAATAGCGTCCATCAACTGGCGTCGGATCTGGCACCCAAGTGATGCCAATGGCTGCCTTTTCGGCATCGGACGTTAAACGAAGCCAATTTGCAGGGTACTGGACATCATTTAACGTGAAAGAACGACCTACTGGAATTGTTTTGCCGTCAGCGACAAACATATCTAATCTCTTTTAGTACCAGTTTAGTTGACCTTATTTTAGATCCTAGCGGGCGGTAGCGGGCGAAACACCGGAGCCGCCGAATGGGTTTTCAGCGAATGCCATGTAGAGGATTGTTGTCCCATTTGCGTTAGCAGTCCCCGAAGCCGATCTGATTTTGAAGCCGTTGCTGAGCAAGTCCATCTCATTACTGGCTGATGTGTCTTCAGTCCCAGAAGTGTTGGGGTAGAGTTTAGAATCAGCTGTGTTGTAAGTATTGCGGCTAGAATCTAGAATTTGCCAGTTATTCGCTGCAGTGCTTTTAATCAACACCCACTTTGGTCTGAACCCGCAAAATATAAACGGGCCATCTGCATTTTGATTTCCGGTGTAGCTGCCTATGCGTGAATAATTTTCGACTTCGGCAAAGCAGTAGGAGATGTAATTCTGCGTATTGACATTAACATCTGATGACGTGCTTAATGAAAACGCAGAAGATGTTGGCGAAGTATTGTTCCACCATAGACTGCTAGTACCAGCAGAATTAGTACCATTTAGATAAAGGGATTTTGTGTTTCCCAGGCTGGCGTGATATACAACCCATTGAGCACTGCCGTCAGTTCTTGATTTAATAATAATCATCTTTGGAGCAACGCCCAAGCCATGCCCAACGGTGGCATTAGCGCCAGTTCCGGTATAACTAACAATCGAGAACCCAGCGGTGGGGTTGGCGCTTACCGTGCTAGCAATTGTCGGGTTAGTACCGTCAATTGAGCCTGCAGCGATGCTTGAGGTGCCGTTTGCTGCGAGCCAGTTCCAGGCGACGTAAGTATTCCCATTACTATTTAAACCGCCAGTTTGGTCTACCGCATTGACGGTGAAACCATCGGAATCAAATGAACCAAAATCAGTCGAAGTTACTTCACTCGCCGTTAAGTTTGATGAAAGATATTTGCCTGCTGTTCTAACTGAATCAGACA